CAAACTATTTCTATCATGGTACAACATCAAGATATACTGGACAGGCATTGTATGGTAGTTATACGATGGGTGTTTGGGAAGTTCGTACTGACTTTGAAGGAATAAGTGGTGGTGAATCTGCTGGTATTGGACAAAATGGTGACTTTACACAATTTTGGAATCCTGGTGATATTGAACAGGCATTTATGTTCTCGGATGAAGATGGTGGAACTGGTGGATATATTGCATATTTATCTAGATATGGTACTTTTGTAAACTCGGATAGAAGAATTAAATATTCAATCAGAGAAAAGGTAAGTGAAAATTATGAGTATTTAAATAGGTTCATGCAGTTAAAACCTGTATCATTTGCTTTTAAATATGAACTTAAAGAAGATGATACACCAAAAGCAAGAGCTAGAAAAATAGCAAAAATGTTGGATGTCCATCAGGGTTTAATTGCACAGGATGTATTGGAAGTTTTCCCAACTGCAATTAATCATTCTCAAAATGTAAGAAGATTAAATTTTGAATTAAATGATGAAACTCTTGAAATATTAAATAGTGTAGGTATTGATAGTCCTGAAGAAATTGAAGAAGTTAAGCAACACTATATTGAAAAAGGAAAGCAGTTTGATTTTGATATGTACTCAATTAATTGGGGAACAATAAATACTTATCAAATATTAGCATTGCAGGATTTCAAAAAAATGTATGATGCAAAATGTGAAGAAATTGAAGAATTAAAATCAGAATTGGCATTAATAAAGCAACATTTAGGACTTAGTTAAAAATAAAAATTATGGCATTACAAAAAAATTATGTAATTGGTGATACTGGTGTTGAAGTATCGGATGCGTATCACATTATATATAAAGTATTTACGGAAAGAAGATTGAAAGATTTTATTCAACCAAAATCATCGGCTAAAACTTCACAAATGTCTGATATATTTTGGAAAGCTGGGCATATTGGTAGAATTGCTGTATTTGTGTACGCTAATAAAGATGATAGAGATAATGGTATGAAACCAATTGGGGCAATTGTAAAATACCCAACTGATGCAGCAGATAGAATTACTGGTGCTATTGACCAAAATTTATATTCAGTAACTCCACCATTTCAATTGGAATTTTTTATAGATGATACAAGCTCTGATTCAATTTTAACGCAAGCTTATAATTATTTGAAAACAATTCCGTATTTTAGCGGTTCATTAGAAATTTAATAATATGGCATTACAAAGAAATTATAATATACCAAATACTTCATTAATTATTAGTGGGGCATATCATATAGTAGGCGATATTGATATTCAAAAAAGAAATATAGATGATATAGGACCTATTACATCCTATGGTGAGATTGATACTAATTTAGATAGAACATCAGACCCAGTATATTGGAAAAGTGGATATACTTGTAAAGTTATGATAGATGTATATGCATCTAAGCAAGCTAGAGATAATGGAAAAAATCCAATAGCTACTTTAGGTAGATATGATATTAAATTAGAAGAAAATTTAGCAACTAAAGGTATGGATGAGAAAATAATGTTTTATTCGGATACAAATGATACTCAAAATATTTTAACACAAGCATACAATCATTTGAAAAGTACTGATTATTATAAAGATGCAATTGATGTTTAATAATTAAAATGTAGAATATTTAATAGTATGAAAAAAGCATTAGTACTGAATACGGATTGGCAAAGTATAGAAAAATCTCTTAGAGAAGAATTTGGATATATTGTCTATATAAAAGATACAAAAGAAGGAGCATTGGAATGGTGTAGACAAAAACCAATAGATTTAATAGTTGGCTCATATCATATGGGTATTATTGAACTAAGTGGTTCTTTATCACAACATATTGCTCAATCTGGTTCTTCATTTGCAACACAAAATCCTAATATTTTATTAACATGGCATCCTGATTTTTCTGAAGATAGACTTGAGGGGACGGATGTAGAACCAAACATTGATAGTAACGGAGATTATACACATGAACCACATCCTAATATTATAGCTAGTGGAATACCGGTATTTCAAAAGCCGTTCATAGATGAAAATTTTAATACTATTATAACTCAAATAGAAACTAATACAATAGTATAGTCAGTATTTGGATTAAAAAATCGATTAGATATATTTATACAATATAAAACACAATTATTATGGGATTAACATACGAATGGAAATTAACAGGTTTAAGAAAACAAAACAGTGAAAATGTAAATGATGCTGTTGTTGGAACTAATTGGAAACTAACAGGTACAGACGAAGATGGTAACGAAGGAACATTTAATGGAGCAACACCTTTTAGTATCAATGAAATAAACACTGCAAGTTTTACTGAATACTCACAATTGACAGAAGAGCAAGTATTGGGTTGGGTAAAAAATCATGTAAGTGGTTCTACTCCAACTAACTATATGGACCATATAAATGGAGTAATTTTAAAAGAAATTGCTTCTAAAAAATGGACTAAAATTGAGGTTAATGAAACTGATTTACCTTGGTCACCTACATCTGGTAGTCACATAGCTCCACAAGTTAGTGACCCAGCTCCTGTATAATAAAAGATATAGGTTTTGATTGATTAAAAATATCCAATGCATTATATTATGTTTTGGATATTTTCTTTATATTTATATGTGTATTTCATACTAGCAAATACAAACTTAAAATACAAATTGTAGAAATAAAATGGCAGAAAGAATCGTATCACCAAACTTAAAATACAAATTGTAGAAATAAAATGGCAGAAAGAATCGTATCACCTGGCGTATTCACAAGAGAAAATGACCTATCCTTCTTAGCGCAAGGAATTGGTGAAATTGGAGCAGCATTTATAGGACCTTTTAAACAAGGACCTGCATTCGTTCCAACTATTGTGAGAACACAATCGGAATTTGAAGAAATCTTCGGAACACCCGATGGAACTTATTATACCGATTATGCGGTACAAAATTATTTAAGAGAAGCTGGAACAGCAACAATCGTAAGAGTTGGTGGGGTTGGTGGTTACCAACAAGCAGCACCTTTAGCAATATTCGCATCTGGTTCATCTGCATCAATAGGTAGAAAACTAATTGGTGTATTACATTCAACTGAAGTTGGAAATGAAGGTGTTGGATTTACTGGAGCAACTGTAGTTAGTAATGATGCCGTAGATGGTTCTTTCTTAATATTAGGAACGGGATTAAACGTATCTGCATCAATTTTACCAACTGATATAAATGATTTAGCAGATGTATTTGGTGAATCTCCATTCGGTTCTAAAACAGCATACGCATATTCATATTTCGAAAATATGGCTGGATACTATACTGGTTCTGCTGGAAATAATATTGTAATAGATAGAGTTGTATTACCTACACAAGATTTTGCATATGATATAAAAGCAGCTGAAACTCCAATGGTAAAATCACAACTTATTAGTGGTGAGAGATACGATTTATTTAAGTTTGTGACATTGGGACATGGTTCATAAAAGAAAGAGTGTAGTTGAAACATATAATAACGTAAACTTAGACCCTGCTTCTCCTAACTATATAGCTAAGAGAATTGGTGATATTAATAGAACAATTGAATCTGACGGAAAAATTACTGAAACTGGAGATTATTCTAATAAATCAAAATATATTAGAGTAGAAATGGCTCCGAATAGTGTAGGAAATCCAATATCAGCAGCACCATTTGGACATGGTGAATATGTTAATCCAATCACAACAACAGATGCAGCAGAATCATTGTTAGTACCTGCAGTAGTATTCCAAACTAATTCTACTGGTAATACATCATCATCTCCATTATACTTTAGTGGTTTTGATTTTGAAACTCAAGGTGTTTCTGGTGATAATGTAAATTATTTAAAACCAATACCAGTGGGTGAATTTACTGGTTCTAACGTTCCATTTGCATTCGATTCTCAATTGAGTTTACAAATGACAGGTTCTAATTCATCTGATATGGTTAAAAGACAATTCGTATTAGGATTCCAAAGAGGATTTGATGGATTGAACCCAACTGTAAAGATAAAATTAGGTAATGAAATATCAGCAGCTAATACGCAAGGTTTAAATTGTGGTACATCTACTTCATCTGGTTCAGTTGCATATACTAAAGCAATTAATGCAGTATCAAACGCAGATGAATATGATATCAATTTAGTTGTAACTCCTGGTATTATAAAGCATTTCCACCCATCTATTACTCAAAGAGTAATTGATATGGTTGAAGATAGACAAGATTGTTTTTATATAGCTGACTTTGCTACATCTGATACAACAAATGGTGGTACTATTACCGAAGTAACTGAATTAGCAAATTCAATAGATTCAAACTATGTAGCAACTTACTACCCTTGGGTTAAGACTGTAGATAGTAATACAAACAAATTAGTAGCAGTTCCACCATCAGTATTGATGCCGGCTGTATTCGCTGCAAACGATAGATTGGCAGCTGAATGGTTCGCACCTGCTGGTTTGAATAGAGGTGGTATCATCGGAGCAGTTAGTGTATTGAATAGATTAACACACTCTGAAAGAGATACTCTTTATGAGAACAAAGTAAACCCAATCGCAGCATTCCCTGGACAAGGTATTGTAGCATTCGGACAAAAAACATTGCAAGATAGAGCATCAGCATTGGATAGAATCAACGTAAGAAGATTACTTATCACTGTTAAGAAATTCATAGCATCTACTTCTCGTTTCTTAGTATTCGAACAAAATACTTCTACAACTAGAGGAAGATTCTTAAACACTGTAAACCCTTACTTAGAAGCAATTCAACAAAGACAAGGTTTATACGCTTTCAGAGTTGTAATGGATGAGAGTAACAACACACCTGATGTTATCGATAGAAACATTATGGCTGGACAGATTTTCTTACAACCGGCTAAGACCGCTGAATTCATCGTAATTGATTTCAACATCTTACCAACTGGGGCAAGTTTTAACGCTTAATACGAATTTAAGGTAACTTGATATTTATTAATATAAAAATAAAAGGATAATAAAATGGCAGAAATACTAGAGTTTGATAAGATGTTCTATACGAACTTCGAACCTAAGATGAAAAATAGATATGTGATGGAAATGACAGATGTAGGCATTCCAGCATATATGGTTAAGGCGGCAGCTAGACCTTCAATTAACTTTGAACCCGTTGTGTTAGACCACATCAACATTAAAAGAAAGTTGCAAGGTAAAGGTGAGTGGCAAGATATTACCATTACTTTATATGACCCGATTGTTCCATCTGGAGCACAGGCTGTAATGGAGTGGGTACGTTTAGGACACGAATCAATAACTGGTAGACGTGGA